TTTAGTGATTGCCTTAATAGTACCTTTCAATCCGATTTTCTTACCGAACGAATAAAGTACCACTTTTTCCATGTCGGTTAACTTAGACTCGTCAAAAGTATAACCCCCACCGATTGCAGCGTTAGTCTTAAAGTCAACTACCGACCCATGCAACGGACTCATAAAGTACATTTGATTAAGGTATTGAGGGTATAAATTGTCATCACCAAAACGAACGTAGCCTTGTGTAGTGTAGCGTACGTCTATTCTTGGCAAAGACAAGTTACCTCCAGGTACTTTTAAGAACGGTGTACTAAAACTTTGGTAACCCGTGTCAACTGCTTTGAGCGTGTCATCGCTCTTAAACTTTCCAAATAATCCCATTATTCATAAATTGAATTTGATATACCTTCGACCACCATACGACCTTCTTCTACTAAAGTTAAACCGTTATCATTCGTGTTTGGGTCAACTACAATAGGCACTGGACTTTCGTAAACCCAATATCTATACTGACCAATGCGAAACGTCACGTCTACACCTTCTTCTAAAAAGAATAAATTGTAACGATTAACATATTGTGAGTAGTCAACACCAACCCAATAAATAGGGTCTAAAGTTTGGTCCATTTCCCACACGAATTTAAACAACCAAGTCGGTGCAACTATTGAAGCACTTTCGGTTAGTGTTAAGGCTATTGTATTCGTTTGATTTTTCTCAATGTATATCATACTACCTTAATAAGTAGGTTTTGAAAAAGTTGGTTAAATAAAAAAGGGTGACCGAAGCCACCCCTTAAAAATTGAGTTATCTAATTAGATAATGTTAGGAATTTCAGCCGCTGCAACTTCAAAAGCAAGGTTTTCGTTTTCAGCTACGAACGTAATTGAGTACTTACTACCATCAGCCTTGGATGTGCCCGACCCTTCGGTTACGGCAGTAAATTGAGCGTTTGGAAAATACCAATACTTCCCGTTTGCGTCACCAACTACAAGTGCTAAATCTCTTTGACCTTCGCCAAGGATTTTAATAGACTTAGACTTAGCCGCTTCACGTCGGTGAAACATCAAAGTAACTGTTTGCGTAATGAAAGAAGAACCATTTACAAGGTCAATAGCTGCCTCTTCGGTAAACATTCCCGTGTTACGTCTGAACTCGAAAGGAATGAAAGGGTCTGCAAGTGTACCGAAAGATGAAATAATCCAGTTAGCTTCAGTGATTGGACCCGTAATGTTGTCCATGTCATTGATGTAAATTGAAGTAATCCCTCCGATGTTATTGTCGCAACCCTTTAAAATTGTTGTTAATGTACTACAAGCCATTTTATTTAGTGTTTAAGGTTAAAAAAAAGGGGGCGGTTAAACCCCCTACTATCTAAATAAATTGATTATGCTGGACAAATATCTCCCCAAACCACTACCTGATTTGTGTTCACTACATAGAAACCTGCTTTAAAATCAGCTCTGGCTCCGATACGACGGTCAAGTGTAGTCTTAGAGAAGTCTACAATTTGCAAGTTGTCTTGGTCACCTTCAGCATCCAAAGCGTAGATGAAGTTTGTATAGTCAGAAAGGATGATTGTGTTAGCAGGAAGTCCGTACTCAACAACAACTGGAATATCCAAGTAAGTCAAAGACAAACCAACAGTTACGTTTGTTACGTTGTTTTGTGCAGCCGTAGCGATACGGTAGTTAGCAGCAACGTCAGGAGATACTTTAAACTGCATGTTTGCAGGATTAACCAACATTTCAGCAGTAGCGTCACCCAAAACAGTTCCCATTGTAGCAAGTACGTTTGAAGAGTTGATTGCTGCAGTTCCTGAAGGAATATAATCTCCAGCAGTACACAAACGTAGAATCCAACCGTCACACAAAGCAAGTTGACCTACTCCGTCTGCTGTGTTACCTTGCCACATAATTTGCGCAAGTTCTTGGTGTCCTTTCTTCGCCATTTGTGACCAGAAGAAGTTCATGAAAGAAGCAACTGAAAAGTCCGAGTTTGAACCTTTAGCCATCTCAAGAGCCAACCAAGATTGCTCCAAGTCAAACTGACATACTGAAGCCTGTGAAGTCAATGCACATACATCAATTTCTACTGCGCTAACTGTTGCGTCAACAGCAGAAAAATCGCATTCTGAAGGAGCAAGAAGGTCACCGAATACGACCGTTGCAATTTTAGTCTTATTTTTAATCGAAGGAAGGACACGGTAGTTAGTTACTGCGTTTTCCATTCCGTAAAGAAGTGAATAATACTCACTTGGGTTTGCTTGAAGCAACGCACTCGCGTCTACTGTCAAATCGAATTTGTACTTTTTAGCCATTGTCTTTATTTTTTTAAGAAGTCAATTACTTGGTTAAACTTTTGTGCCGCTGTCATTTTAATTTCTTCAACGGGTGCGACTTCTTCCGTTTCAGTTAGTTCATTCTTTAGGTCTGCAATAACTTGTAACACCTCAGAAATACGCTGCTCTAACATAGGGCTAACGATTGCCAAAATAGCTTCAGAGTCTGCTGCTGGGTCAATAGCTGCTTCAACTTCAACAACCTCTTCCTCCTTTACGGTTTCTTCGGTTACTTCGGTTGTGTCTGCCATTTCCACCTCAGTAGACGCTTCAACTTCCATTACTTGTTCCTCGACCATTGGCTCTTGAACTTCTACGATAATACCGTCTTTAATAACGATAACCGTACCGTCTTCGAGCGTGTGTGTGCCATCAGGTAACATACTATTTGTTTTTATTTGGTTGCTTAATTTAAGACCTAAAAATCCTTCGATTGAAAAGCCTACTTGACCCGCTTCGACTAACTTGTTATAATAGTCCGTGTCGGTTATTTGAGCCGTGACCATTAGCGTTCCTTCAGGTACTGAAATACCGAAAGTACTTTTAGCCTTGTCAGCTTCGGGGTTGTCAACAAGCCACGCTTCAAGAATATACGCAGGGACTATTTTGTCGCCTTCGTGTTCAAGGTTAAACAAGTTGCGGTTGTTCAAGTTGAGCATGAAATCCTTAAAGATTGTATCAATCTCGTCTTTTGAGAATTGTACATAGTACTCCCCCATGTCATCGTCACGTCGGTAAATGTCCATTGGTATCATGGCAGGCGCAGTAATTCTATATTTTTTCTCGTCTGCGAAGTGGCTCTTAGCTTGTGACTTAAACGCTACACCCTTTACTAAAACGGCAGGGTTTGCGGTGAACGCTATGGCATCAACTCCAAGCGGTTCAGTGCCGTCGTTGTATGCTTCGTCTATGGTAATTTTGTAAGTCGGTAGTCCATCCATTACCTACATAAGTAACGTAAAATTTTTTTGGTTAATTTTTCAACATTATTTTTTACCTTTGATTAAAATCTAAGCAATGATACAAATTTACGGGACTGAGATACCCAACCAACTAAACGAGTTAACCGTTGAGCAGTTCGACCACCTCAACAAAATTGAAAACAACACCGAGTTAGACACGATTGAAAAGTGGATTGAGAAATTTATTTACTTAGGTGTTGAAGAAAAGGCGTTCGACTCAATGGAACTTGACGAGTTCGCTAACTACATTAAAGAGTTCAACAAGTCCGACATACCAAGTACTGAAAAGGTGACTAAGATTGTCATTGACAAATACACCTACGAAGCCAATGAACAAATAGGTGTTAAAGACTTAGGAATGATTGAGAAAATTTACCGCAGTCAAGACGACAACTTTACGGCTCAAACGCTTTCAATCCTATTCAAACGTACGGACTTAACCCGTACTGAACACTACGCACCAGCACACCTTAAATTGAAGGTTAATTTATTCAAGAAACAAAACGCAGAAATAGCCTTCCCATACATCCTTGACATCTTACAAAAGATTACTAAGATAACCGAAAAGAAAGTTGATGAAACTACCGAAGAGTTGGAACGAGGTAACGGTTAACCAATGGGTCGAACTTAATTCGATAGACCCTAACGAATTTAACAGCGTATTTCTACATACGTTGGAAGCGGTTTCCATCCTCTCCGATACAGACCCCGAAGAGTTGGAAGACCTCGACCCCGAAGAACTAATTGACCTAGCACGAAAGGTTAGTTTTATTCAGCGTGAGCCATCCAACAAACCAAAAGAACTGGTAAAGGGCTTAAAGTTAAAGCCGTTGGGTGCGCTTACGTTAGGGGAGTTCATCGACCTCGAACATTATGCTGTTCAATTTGTGCAGAATTTTGATATTTTGCTTAGTATATTATACAAACGTTGGAAAACTGACGAGTGGGGTACGGTAGTATTTGAGCCCTATTCGTATAGTATAATGAGCCGCAAAGAACTATTTAACGAAGTAAGTATTAACGATGTTTATGGCGCAGTCAAGAACTACATTGATTATTCAAACGACTTTAAGAAACGCTACGAGAATTTGTTTAACCCTATCATTGAGGAAGAGGATACCGAACTAGACGAAGATGATCTAAAAGCCGAAGCCGAAGAAAAGGTGTTTAGTAAATGGTCGTGGGAAAAATTACTTTACGACTTGTCGAATCAAGACCTTACAAAAATAGACGCAGTAACTGACCTAAAC